TGGTGTAAAAATAGGCATATCAATAAATTTATTATTTCCTGTAATGTAAGCTTTTGTACGCGCAATTCTTTCTGCTGGTGTTTCAACTTTAGATCCAGTTCTAATTCTAAAAGCTTCTTTATCTGCTGGAGATGATCTTACATCTTTAGTACTAAAAGAAAAACCTGATTTTCCTGGAACTGTTGCCGAAGTTTTACTAGGTAAATTAATTCTCGCTGGATTATTACTAACAGATGAAGGAGAATAAAAACGATTACTATTATTTTGATTAGAAGAAGAATTACTAGGTCTATTACTAGGATGTCCTGGAGAGTTAGATGAGAAACTTGTTTTTCTTTGTCTATGATCGTAACCAGGCATTATTGACCAATTCCTTCTAATAAATCTGGCTCTGTATATCCAAATGATTCTAATATTGGTAATTTTTCTTGATAAGATAGTAATTGAAATTCTTCACTTAAAAGAATATTTCTTAGTTCATTTTTTCTTACATCAGATAATTCTATATTTTCTGATGCTGTATCCATATCAATTTCAACTTCTCCATCTTCACTTAAAATTCTGTCTATACTGTCTACTGGTGTTGGTAGAATATTATCTTCTAAATTAAATAAACCAGCTCTTCCTTCTCGTCTTAATTGTTCTGCATTAAAGGGAGCATCAAAAGGTGCGTATGCATCTAATATATTAAATTCATCTTCCATAAAAGGTATGTTATCTATTTCATCAAAGTTAAGATCAAATTGATTGTTTTCTGGTAAAAAACTAGGGTCTCTTTCTAAAGGTTCTCTATCACGATTTCCACCTAATGCACTTGCAATTTTACTTGCAGCACCTGTGTATGGAGCCATTTTAAATATACCTTCCATTAATCCACCAAAATCAAATCCTCCAAATTCATCTTCATAAAATTCTTCTCCAAATCCAGCTTTAGGAAATGGATTGTATTCTGGTGCTTCTTACTGCTGCTTCATTTTCCCCGTGCGAAATGAATTTAAATCACCTAAAAATCCTTGTGATTTTGCAGGATCATTAAATAAAGTTCGACCATATCTAGTTGCCCCAACTGGTAATCCACTTGTATCAATTAAACGTGCACCTTTATCACCACCTTTCATCTGGTTCATTAACATCTGATACATGTTACGTTTTTCATTTTGATCAGTTGTCATTGCAGCTGTGCTTGCTAATATTCCTTTAATATCTCTAAGATTGTCTCTGTCTTGATAAAACTCAGGTGAACGAGACATCGCGTATTGCAAATCATTATTTCGATTTGCAATAGCACGATCTTTCCTAACTCTATTAATATTATCAATAGATTGGTTTTGTAAGTATCTTGACTTATTGTCCTGCATTAAACTCCTGCAACTGCCTTAAGAACAATGATTACAACGATAGCAACGATACCGGATTTAATCCAGTCTTTCATTCCCCACTCGCTCCATTCTTTTAAATGTTCCCATAAATCTTTTAATAACTTCATGTTACCTCCTAATGTATAGTATGTTGTTTAAATTCCTGCTCCAATGCAGTCATAAAATCAAAGGACTCTACAACAGATTGAAAGATAAAGGAAGTTTGTTCTGACCCTAACGCATCAAGATAATGCTGACGTGTCGTTGCCATCAAAGCTGCGCATACTAATAACGCGTCCTCAGGATTTTTAACTAAGGATCTAGCTAATTGATCTAATTCTTGCATAGAATCACTTATCTTCTTTATTGATTTGATTTCTTGCATTTATACCTGCTGTTGTTATATCTTTTTCATTTTTCATTGCTTCTTTCGTTAAAGAAACATTTTCTTTTAATTCTCCTAATGCATCTCTAGCAGCATCTTGATCAATGGTGCCAGCAACTTGCATTAGTTTAATTGTTGTATCAGCTTCTATCTTATCACGTTCCATGTCAAGTTTAGAAGCATCCATAGTTCCTTTAGTCTGCATTTCTTGTTGACGCATCATTGCTTCAGCTGCACGTAAATCAATTTCTTGTTGTTTAAGTTTAACAAGAGGATCTTGAGCTTCACGTTTAGTTCTAGCTTCTTCATCCTGTGCTAACTGTGTAGTCATTTCTGCTTCAAGTTTTGCAATAGTATTTGTTTTTTCTTCTGCTAATGCTTGTGCCGCTTTTTGCAATTCTTGCATAGCTTGAGGGTTAATTTGATTTTCTTGCATTTGCATTTGTAATTGTTGTTCTTGTTCAGCAAATTGTTGTTGAACTTGTTTAGTTGCCATTAATGCAACGTGTTCAGACATATGTGCTTGCAACATAGAATACAAAGGAGGGTTAATTTGAACCATTCTAGTAAACATAAATTCAGCGTGTGCTTTCATATGTGCAGAATGATCTTGTTGAATAAAAGCTTTTAATGGTGTCCCTTTCATAGCACCTGCATTTTCAACAGCTGGACTTTGAGGAGCTGGTTGTTCTTGATCTGGTTTTAATATTGCATCAATACTATCCACACCCATTGCTGTATACATACGTCTGTAAGCTTCTCTTATGTTATGCATTTGGGGATTAGATTGTGCTAATTGTAATTGTTGTTGTGCCAACATAACTCTTTGTGACATAGAAAAAATATTAGGATCACTTACTGGTATGATATCTACTCTATCATCAAAATCAGCTTGTTTAATAGTACGGTTTCCTCCTATAACATGATAAGGATATTCAGGTGGAGTATACATTTGTAAGCATTTTGCTAATAATTTAAATTCTTTTCTTTGAGAGTAATACAATCTTTTTTGTATCGCGCTCATGACTTTAGTACCTCTTTCAAGTAAAGCTAATGTAGTTCCAACTGGATTCTGCTCATTACCTTCACCCATTTTCATATCTGCAATAGCAGCAAAAGATTTTCCTGCATCCACAGAATAACCTAGTAATTGAAATAAAGTTGCACTTGGTTCTTTATAAGGAAGAGGTAATAGTGATTCTTTAATAGAAGTTCCAGTTACATCCACGTCTCTAAATTCACCTGGTTGTAATGGGGTGTCATCATCACGTATTCTCATGCCTCGTGCTTTAAAACCTGCTGGTAAGTTAGCAAGAGTACCTGCATCAATTAGTTGTCTTAAAACACTTGTAGCAGTTCTTGATAAACCACCAAGCATATGTATTAAACCAAAACCATAAAAACCTAATCCTGGAAGAAATTTAAAGTGTACAAAGTAAGCATTCTTTTTAAAAGCAGTATCTTCTTGTTTGTAATTTCTTTTGATAGATAAAATCTTTTGAGAGTATTGGTCAATCGTAATAATGTAAGGAAGTTTAATTCCACTTGTATCTTCAAAAGTAGGTACATCTGCATCAACATGCATTTCTAAAATTACATGCTCTTCATTTACATCATCAGATGTAGCTTCTACGCCTTGAAGTTCATTTATTTTTGATTGTACTTCATCTGTATTTTCTACAATGCCAGAAGAAATTTCTACATCTCTATAAAAACCAGAAACTTGAAATTTTTTAACTTCATTAGAAGACATTTTAACTACATGTGTAATACGTTCTGCTTGCTCTAAATCAGTTGCTAAATAATTAATAACTAAATCTTCACTAGCTACAAATTTAGATACACAACGTTTTAAAATTTCATCATAATAAACTTTTTTAAAAGCAGATCCTGATAGAGGTAAATAAAATAATAATTGATCCATCTCTGGGTCAAACTCTTCCATTACATTCATGATGTAATAGTTCATGTATTCTTTTACTCTATTAGCTTGTTGTTCAGTTTGGGGAGTTATTTCACCTAAAATTTGAGTACGTACGGGGCCGCTTGGGGGGAGGAGTTCCTTATAAGCTTGTGCCTGAAACTGTGTAACAGATTCAGCTAGTAAGGGATGTACGACCCCGGACGCTCCTTCGAATGGTTGTGTGCGGTTTTCATATTTGAAACCCAGCATATCAAGACCTTTGATATAGGTATCTTCCCAATCTTTTCTTGAATCACGATCCGATTCGAATGCATTTACCAAATCCGCTGAGAATTTGGATAAATCGTCATCTGAAATATATTCAGATAAATTTGCGTCAAATGGAACATCAGAACGATCAATTTGTTCAACGTCTGTTATTTGTTCTGCGCTTCCATCTTCCATCATTTCAAAACCATCAAATTGAACATTACTTTCCAATTCAATTTCTTGTCCTGCAGGTTCTACTTCTAGAGCAGTGTCAATTGCTGCTAATGCTTTTTCTATTTGATTTTTACTATCTTCTACCATTTACTATTCCACCTTTTTGAAATAAAGAAATACCGCCAGATATAATTTCTTCTGCTGCTTTGTTACCTTTTAAATTTAACATTTTTACGCCCCCGAAAATTTGTCCTTCAGGTGTTCTTATAACAGTATTAATAAGATTTGCACCTGTTTTTTTTGATGCATTAGATAAAGCCTTATTTAGTATAGGTCCGTACGCTCCAAGGTTACCTTGGTAGTCTCTTCCACCTGGATTTAAAGTACGGTTTTTAATTTTAGGATTAGCAAAAGCAACACCATCATATTTACCATCTTTTGCAACTCTTAATAAATATTTAGCAACAAACTCCATGTATTCTTGTGAGCTTTGAAAAGGACCTTCTGGGACACTTCCACCTATATTTCCTGCTGCATCTTTAGATTCTTCTAACATTTTTCTTATTTTAGTTCTTTCTTCACCAAGTTTTTTTAATGCTGGTGAACGTGGATTAGTTGCCAGTAAATTTTCTATTTTAAGATTAATAAGGTCTAATTGCTGTTTATTAGCAGCTAAATCAGCTGGTAAAGGTAAATCTTCACGTCTTGCATATCCATCTCTATCACCAAGTTTTTTATTATTTTTAGCCGCATCACGTATTGCACGTTGAATAGGTTGATGCATATCTGATTGTATTTCTTCTACAAATAGTATTCTTCTGCCAAATTCATCTGTTCTATCGGATACACGTGAATGTACAAAAGCATTTTCCCTTTGTTGCTTAGCTAAGTTAAAACTGTGTGCATAATCATAGGTAGGCTCGTTTTGACGTAGTTTTCCTGGTTTGTATTTAAATAAAAACTCGCGGTAATTATCTCCACCTGGTAATGTTTGTTGTCCAGCATGTGCTGGGTTTAATGTATAATCTTTTTTAGTTAAATTAATTCCACGGCTTCCTACAACTGAAGATAGTGCACTTAAAGGTTCACGTATACCAAATGGCACATTTGCTGTTAATTCTAATCCTTGGTCCATGGCTCCTTTTACACCGAAAGTTTTTTCCATGTATTTGTTAACATTAGACACCATTCCATCTAAATTTTTTTGTACTAATTTACCATCATCAGAAAGATTTGGTAGAGTGTTCTGTAAATAAGAAACTAAGCCTCCAACACGTGGATCCTGCGTTTCTGGATCTACTTTCATCATTTTTTTATATAAATTACTTATAATTTTTTCTGGTCCAGGGGATCCTAGTGCTACAACATTCATTGTAGGGGCAATTTCATCAAATTCCTTGACTAAATCACCTTTTGTAAAGGATTTATTACCTGAATTTGCTAAAAAATTGCCTAGCGACGTGTCACGCATCTCTGATGACTTAATATTTCTTGCTTTTAAGTAAGATAGCCACTGGTTAGCGCCCATTTTCTCTTGTGGAGCTTTAAT